CCCATGCCAGCGCCTTATCACGTTCAATAGCGTTAACCTGGTCGCATTTTTCCTTCGACAGCTTCATTCCCGGTATGACGGGCTTATCATCCACCATTGTGGCACCACGACAGATGGTCCATATACCGGAACCATCGCGGTATGCCGTAGTGTGGTTACCCTCTTTTTCATCCAGAAACTGGTCAAGTATTTGAGGAGCAGATGCGCCTGCTCCAATCAGCGCCAGAACGACCGCTGACAGGCCGTATTTGATTTTTGCGTTCATGGATATTTATCAGGATTTATCGGTTTCTGAACCCTGGATATGTTTATCTGTCCCGGCCTGTTGAATCAGGCGGGGAAAAGGTAAAGACAATCAAGAGGATTATTTATGGACAATAACACCATTTCTCTACAGGAGTTGCTCGACTGCATTTCAAAGCTTCGGGATGATGTAAATGCCCTCACTGTTGCATTTTCATATTTGGCCTTATCAATTCCCAGAGAACAAATGCAACCAACACTGGCATCGCTCCTGCTTGAATCACGCAACCCCAAATGGTCCCAGGAACAACAAAATTCTTTCAAGTGGCTGGCGGCATTACTGGAAGAAAAATATGCTGGTAAAATTACCATTTCGGTGGAGTCTTCAGAGAACCAGTAATTCTTCCCGGTAGCTTTCCTTTGTAGGTTATCCACACATTATGCGCCTCTAAAATTACGGGGCGCTTTTCCGGCGACTGCTCACCCCCTTCACATAACCCGGCAGCAACATCCAGGAAGACCTGTCTGATGCTCCTTCTGGCTGCTGCCTCATAAAACTCC